CCGTCGTGGGTATTTGGTTTGCCGCTCTTGGTGTATCTACTATGGCGTTCAATCTAAACGGTTTCAACTTCAACCAGTCACTGCTTGATAGTTCTAACCGAGTTATCCCTACTTGGGCAGACATCCTAAATCGTGCTGGTCTTGGTATGGAGGTAATGCACGAGCGTTTTGTGAACGCATGGCGCTCGTTAAATCGGATGAATTGCTGGAACTCTCTTGTAGACAATCAGCAGCCAAGCCTTGCAAGCGTGTAAGGAAGGTTCAGAGACTAGGCGGTGGATGACGCTTCATCCGTAATACGCCACTAGCGTCCGACACTCTTATGAGTGATGATATAGTCCGCTCCCTTTGGCGACAAAGGTTAAAACATAAGGAATGCTCACAACTTCCCACTTGATCTTGCTTCTGCTGATGTGACTCCTGTTGCATTGACTGCACCAACCATCGGGTGATATAATAAAGGGGAACTCTTCGGAGTTCCTTTTTTTATAAATAATTATGCACGAAAGAAAACACGAATGACTAAACTTTACTCTGAACTTTATAGAACTTGTATGACCTGTGGTAAGGAAAAACTTGCTACGGATTTTTATGTAAGGAATAAAGTGAATATGGTTCGCCATTCATCTTGTAAAGAATGTGATAAAGCAAGAGTTAAAAAAAGGCATCAAGATAATCCAGATCGCACAAGGAATAATGATCTAAAGAGAAATTATGGTATAACTCTCCAAGAACATCAACAGATGTTTGATGGGCAAAAAGGTGTTTGTGCTATTTGTAAAGGCGAAGGTGATGGTAAATGGAAGAAACTTTGTGTAGATCACGATCACAAGACTGGAAAAGTTCGTAAACTACTTTGTAGAAATTGTAACATGATATTGGGACAAGTAGGTGATAATATAAGTCTTTTGGGTGAAATGATTAAATACCTACAGAAGCACCAATAAGATGTTTTTCATCCTCACATTTTTTATTACATTCGGTTTCTTTATATTCATAATATCTCTTACTCAAGATTTATGATATCTTCTACAACACCACACAAACTTGCAGAAATTATTCGTGACACTTGGCCTCAACTTTACAGAAAACCAGAAGCATCCTACAATAAACAAAAGACTTTAAAAAATGAAAAAGTACAATGAAGAATATTTTTCTGTAATTGAAACCAAAACAGGAAGAAAAATTGTTGATTGTGGTGATGAAATGGACGCACATACAATGGTTTCTTTTGATCCACAAAACCGAACGATTACAAGAAATAAAGTTTTGATGAGTCCAGTAATTGATGTTGAAATTCCAAAAGCACTTTCTACAACAAATGTCGTTGCATCAAATGTAAAAGAGGGTGGATGCACAACAAGAAAACAACAGTTGCTTGATGCTGGACAACTGAGACTTTCAGAAGACCAACGAATTCCAGTCAATGCTAAATAACTTTCAGTTTTATTAAGAATTATGAAGTTTACAGTTTATTCTAAAGATGGTTGTCCATATTGCACAAAAGTTCAGCAGGTGCTAGAATTAGCAGAACTACAACATGTGGTTTACAAATTGAATAGAGATTTTACTCGTGAAGAGTTTTATGCAGAATTTGGAGAGGGGTCTACCTTTCCCCAAGTAATTGTTGATGAAAAACACATCGGAGGTTGCTCCGACACTGTTCAATATTTGAAGGAGCAAAATCTAGTTTAATGAATACTAATTTTCACGAAGTTTACAATGATGTTGAAAAGGCAATTGATTATGCCTTTAAGGGACAATTTGTTTTAAAGTTTTATGATTATCTGAAAATTCGTGGAACAAAAAGAAGTCAAGTTGAAGAGTTTATTGAAAGCACCACAGCAAATGAAATCAACAATCTTGTAATGGATTTGGACACATACTTAGAAGGTGGTGCTGATGACCTTCATAAACAACTTCGTGAGGCTTATGGACACATTCCTAAACCCCAAGCAAGAAAAATAAGAAACTACATCTATGGCATTTTAGAAGATGCTTGGAAATATAGTAATGACAAACGACCAGGAAGACGCAAGAAGAACACTAAATAACAATGAACTCCAAATTAACCGGGGTGTTGAGTTATTACTACGCAATAGGAGGAAGGAGAAATCAAAACCAAAAACTTTTCAAGTGAAGTTTGGTAAAATGATTTCTCTCTTTCGTAGAGAGTTTCATTTTTTTATTGAATTTCACTTTGACATTAGGAAAAAATAAAACCTCTCTGGAGAAAATCAATGGAACCAGCATATGTAATAACATTCTCAGTAATGTTCACGTTGCTCTTCTTTATGACTGGGAGCATAATAGGTTGGTTAACCTATAGGCATTTACTTGAGTCAAGACCTCCATACTTGCATCCAGAGTTCTTTGATGAAAATGGGCAGATTATACCTGATGAAGTTGTTGCCGTCAGATTTGAAGAAGGATATTTTGATGATGATGACGACGATGATGATTAAGTAATACTGCTAAATATGTTAAATCTATAGTATTAAACTGAAATTTATGACTGCAACAAAAACAAAGAATACGACAACTGAAAAACCAATTGAAAGTCTTCCATCCAATCCATTTATATTTGAAGTTTTGGAACTGGCTTCAAAACAAAGAAGTAATGCAAAAAAAGTTGAAGTTCTTAAAACCTACGAACACGACTCTTTAAAAACAATTTTCATTTGGAACTTTGACGATACTGTAATTAGTCTTCTTCCTGATGGGGAAGTTCCTTATGCAAATGCTGATGAGCAATCAGTTTATTCTGGAACTCTGTCTGAAAATTTAGCAAAAGAAGCTTCAGGTGGCGAGTCTGCTACGGGACAAGATTTAGATGGAAGAGGACGCACAACTCTTCGTAGAGAATATCAAAATCTTTATCATTATGTTAAAGGTGGTAACAATGGACTTTCTACAATTCGTAGAGAAATGATGTTCATTAACCTTCTTCAAGGACTTCATCCAAAAGAAGCAGAAGTATTAATTCTTACAAAAGATAAGAGACTGACAAATAAATATAAAATAAGTATGGATAACGTGAAAGAAGCTTATCCCGAAATTCAATGGGGTGGACGTTCGTGACAGTTGCAGTAAGTGGGGAAAAAAGTATGGCAGAATTTGAAAAAGAGGAAAATAATATTCTGCCATCAAGATATGGTTGTGAAATTCTTTTAGAAAAAACAACTCTTGAGAAGGCAAAAGATACTTCTTTTCCAAGTGATGCTTATTTGGTTTGGTATATAATTGATCAAAAACAATATCTTGATTTAACAAGAGGTACTAAGACTCGTATTTTTGATATGTATTATGATACTTATGGTCCTGGATCAATTCAAAAAATTGATTTTGGATATGGAAAATTAAATCCCAAACTTTGGGGATATAAGCAACCAGAAAAAAAGAAAAGAAGATGAGTGAAGGATTTAGTAAAGAAAAGATTGAAATTTCAATTAACAAAGATGAAATAAATAAGATATTAAAAAAATATAAGAAAATCAAAAAGTATCAAAGGTCTCCTCTTTTTGAAGTTAAAACTATGGATGGAACCGAAACTTATGTGAGTAAATTAATTCAGGAAGCACAGGAGAACTTATGATAAATGGGCAAGCACTATTTACTTAACTTATACGGATGTTCGTTTGTTCTTTTAGACGATGAGCGTTGTCTCATTGACCTATTAGAAAACGCAGCAATCGCAAGTGGTGCCACTGTAGTTCAAACGATTTCAAAAAAGTTTGAACCGCAAGGAGTCACTGTAATGTGCTTACTTGCAGAAAGTCATATAAGTATTCATACTTGGCCTGAAGAAGGGAAAGCTGCAGTGGATGTTTATACTTGCGGTGATTGTAATCCAAAGATTGGATGCGATATTATTATTCAGCAACTTTATGCATCAAATCATACATTAAGTTATATTGAAAGATAGTCAAATTTTCATTTGACAAATCAGAATATAAGTAGTATATTAAAAATAAAAGTACTTTTTGATTATGACAGATTATAAACCATACTCCCCCGAGTGGCATCGGAAAAGATATCTTAAAGAATCTTTAGATAAGTATCTGGATGATTATATTGATAATGATGTAATTTTTGAAGATATTTGTAGTATTTTGCACGAACGATCTGAAAAAGCATATCAAGAATTTTCCAAACTCAATGATTTGGAAAGACAATTTAGACGTAATTACTAAATACATCTATACGAAAATTACTTATGCTCTCTACACAATATAGACTTCGTTTAGAAGAAATTTGTAAGAAAATCGTTCTTCATGAAGAAGTAAGTCTTGAGGATATGATTTGGGCAGAAAAACTTGCTAAAGCAAATCGTTCTGCTGGGACCATACTTCGTCAGGCAAGAAGAAAAGCAGAAAATCCTGATATGCAAGAGGGTGATTTAGATGACTTTCTAAATCAACTTGATATTGGTGGCATTGGTAATGATAGCAAAGGAATTCGTCGGTTTGAAAGTGTTGATGACATTGTAGATTTCTTCTCAGAGGGAAGAGATAAACCAGAAGACTGGCGCCAAAGAGACTGATGAGTGAAGTAACGTTTAAAAAACACAGAGTATTTCGTGAGACTGAAGATGTTGTTTTCTACGATATTTCTGTAGATGGTTCTAATGCACAAGACCTTGTTTGCCATACTGGTCCTGCTATCTCTCCTCCTGATGATATTGTAGGAGCAAAGCAGTTTTATATTCACTATCACCAAATTGATAACAATCGTGTTCTGTCTGGACTTCGTACATTTGAATTAGTTAATAAAGAATGGAGATATCCATATCATGTTATCCATCTAAATCGTTCTTCTGGAGCATTAGTTATTCCCAAGATGACATTTCATCGTTCATACTCTGGAGTTGAAGGTTCTATTGTTATCAATCAAGCGATTCGTGATGATGAATTTAATCCTGAGACGGAATTTATTCCCATATCGGCAGCAAAAGATAGAGACTTATACCATATTTTGGTGAACGAAAAACCAGTTATTCATACACTTGGAGACTGATGAATTACGAAGAGTTTTTGGATATGCCAACAACTTTTATGGATGATATGTTAAAGTTAATTCAACTTAAAAATAAATACCGTTTAGATTTTACATCACAAGAAAAAGAAATAAATGAGCATCTTTTAACTTATTGGGAAGAAATGAAGTTAAATGAACTTAGGGGAAAATTTGAAAGATGTTGGAAAATTGAAGAATAAAGTGTATTAAAAAATACAAAATTGCTTGACTATATACGTCAGGTAGATTAGACTGCCTATACGTTCATCCCAGTATGGGACGGAAGTAAGCCGACTCGGAACGGATCGTTCATTCGCTATTCGCAAATAGCGAACGCAAAAGCCGACTGAAGGAACGCTCTTTAACTTAAACAACTAAGGAGAACCCTAATGTCACAGGTCGTATATCGTGGTGTCGCATATGACACCGAAGTTCGTCGCCAACAACAGGCACAACAACAGCAACAGCCTCAAGCATACAACGAAACCTATCGTGGTGTTAAGTTTGTAAAAGGTGATCAAAAATGAACACTTATTTTGTTCGTTATCTTAAACTCAAAGCAAAGAAGGAAACTCTTCTTAAAATTGCACAACTGAATATGGCAAAGCAACCACAAGTTGCATAATTTAAGGGAGGTGCTTGACACCTCTCTTTTTTTTAATTATAATATCTTTAATGGAACTTGCAAAATGGATAAAGAAAAGCTTAAGCTTATTGTAAGAAATCTTGAGTCTCTTGTAGAATGTCTTAAGGCAGAGATTTACTCTGATGCATCTTCATACAAATATGAAGAAATTTCTTCACATATAAATGATTACGACGAAGTTTTTTATGAAGATGATGATGGCTATGCAGATTGATGAATTTGAGTTTATGAAACCAGAAGTTAAACTCATTAGTGTTACTCCAGATGCAGAAAAGCATATGGCATACTGTGCTCGGGTAAGTAATCCAGACAATCAACAGAATGAAAAGTTTTCTGGATTACTTAAGTATTGTATTCAGCATCAGCATTGGAGTATCTTTGAACAGGCTTCGATGACTGTAGAGATCAACACGACAAGAGGCATTGCAGCACAAATTTTGAGGCATCGTAGTTTTACTTTTCAAGAGTTTTCTCAACGATATGCTGATACTGGACTTTTAAGTAAATCAATTCCTCTCCCTGAACTTCGCAGGCAAGATACTAAAAATCGTCAAAACAGTATTGATGATATCCCCGATTATTTGAGACTGACTTTGACAGAAGACATCCGTGTTCATTTTGAAGCGTCGGTGCGCCTCTACAACCGTCTTCTGGAGAAAGGTGTGGCAAAGGAGTGTGCAAGGTTTGTACTGCCCTTAGCAACCCCTACAAGACTCTATATGACGGGTTCTGTGCGTTCTTGGATTCATTATCTACAACTCCGGTCATCTAATGGAACTCAAAAAGAACATATGGAAATTGCAGAACTGATTCGTTGTATTTTTACTTGTCAGTTTCCTGCAGTATCTGAGGCACTTGGTTGGACTCGTGAAGGATGTGCTGAGTGTATGGATGCCCCATCCATCACTCTTGAATAAATATTTTTGTCGTAATTATTAACATATGGCAACATACCCCGTTTATAATAAAGTTACTGGTGAACAAAAAGAAGTGACAATGAGTGTCCACGATTGGGAACAATGGAAGAAAGACAACTCTGATTGGGATAGAGATTGGTCTGATCCTTCAACCTGCCCTTCATCTG